CCCCAAAAGTAGGGGACATCCTGACTGTGGATTTTATTAAAAATCAAAACGGGGGTCGTCCAATTTGCCGCATCAATGGCATGGTTTATTTTATTGACAAAGCTGTTACAAAAAGTTTGGTTGTCCCAATGAGCAGTTGGTTGGTGGAAATTGAAAGTATCCACGAAAGAAGTGGTACGGTAACACCCATTGAAAGAGTTCGTACTGTTAAGGACAATGAAATTCTTATGCAGGTTAAACTTGCCGCCCTTGTTCCACCTAAAAAGGAACGTGCTAAGATTGTTAAAACATATCAATACAGGTCTTTTGCCGAACTTCAATCCTTTAAAAATGAAACCAGCGATATACATTAGAATGATAACATCCTTTAAAGGATGTTGGGAAAAAGATGACGTTGCTCAAATAGTGGACTTTAAACTAAAAAGTGACTGTAATAGTAGTCTCATTGTTGTTATTAAAATAAATAACAACATAGAAACTTGCAGTAAAAATGCCTTTGTAGTTATAACATATAAAGACTATTATACATCTAATCTTCTACGCAATGAAAGCAAACAAGAAAGTAAATCTGAATAAAACTCCGGTGTATATCCCAAATCAACCTTCAGCAAAAGGAGGAGGAATACATTGGTGGCAAAAAGATGATATTGGGCATGATAAAGAAGTTCAAAAAGAACATCAGATCCATATGAAACAAGCTAAAAGAAAGGGGAAATAAAATGGAAGATAGACCGTATAAAACACTGATAGTGGTGGCATACTTTATTGGGGTACTTACTATGTATGGGGTAATTTCTATGAATCAATTAAATAAACCATGTGCTTCCACCAAAAATGAAGAATGGGATGTTTATAAGATCAATATAATAGATGAAACAGAGGTGAGATTAACCACCGAAAAGGACACAATTATATTGTATTTTGAAAATGCTACTGTATTATCTGAAGAAACTACTGTATTTGTAAAAAAGTAAAGCATGAAAAAGACTTTCTATAAAACGGATGGGGATGACATAGATGAAACATGTTTAGACCCCTGTAAATTCATAAAACCAACTGTAAAGATTGGTTCAGCTACGTGTCAAAAATGTCCTAACTGCATTGGTTGGGACAGTGAAGAAAAGTGGGTAAAATGTGTTAAGTATGGGACTGAAAAGGTTCCAGTTAATATTTGCAAAATTGGTGATCTGTGGTACGAAAAAGTACCTTTATCATTATTAGTGGAAAAAGGATTGAGTAAATGCGAGCACTGTTCTATTACTTTGCATAGCTATGACTGTATTACTAATGGCTGTGAAGGAGTAAATTTTAAACTTTTAAATGAGCAACCGAAATGAAAAAAGTAATTAAGTTTGAAGCAAAAGGTGGAAAATTATATGACACCGTTGAAGAAGTGTTGCGAGCAGAAGCAATGGAAGAAATTCAAGAATGGTTGGATGAAAACAATAATGTTCAGGATGAATATGATATGGATATTGTCTATTATTTAACTCCCGAACGTTTGGTTGAAAATTTTAATCTTCTTTCAAAGCTAATACAGCAAGTAAAGGACAATACACTTCACCCTGACGCAGACGGAGGGATGTAATTATGAAAAAGAAAAAAGCCTTAACATGGGATGAACTTGCAGAAGCATATAACGCAGCACATCCAAATTCAAGGGTGGCAAAAACACTCCCTTTAGACCATATATTTAAATGGGCAGAAAAACAAACTGATAAATTTATGGTATTATCTGATGGCTTTATTTATAAAGTAGAAAAGAAATCATATAAATATCATGTTTGGTTTACTCTTAATGGAGTACGTCAATATACTTGGTATATGGCTAAAGATGAAAAAGAGGCAAGGAGCTTACTACGGTCTGATTACCCTGATTGTATGAATATTAACCAAGTTAGAAGAGATGAATAATGGACATAATTCAACTATACCAAGATTATTCAGTTGATTATAAAACTGAAGGACATAAACATTGTCGACCGGGATGGGTAAATGTGGAATGTCCGTGGTGTGAGGGTAATGCCGGTTATCATTTAGGGTTTAATCTAAATTCCGACCACTACGTTTGTTGGCGGTGTGGATTTCATCCAATTACCCCCACCATTGCTTTACTCCTACGTCTTAATAATAAAGACGCCTATAAACTGGTAGAACAATATGGTTTGCTTGTGAGCCCTTATGAAACGACCTTAAAACCCATTGAAAAAGCAAATCATAAGTTCCCTTCTGGAGTGCTTCCTTTGCAAGATAATCATAAAAGATATTTAGAGAAACGTTTGTTTGATCCTGATTATTTGGAAAAGAAATATAATTTATTAGGGACAGGACCAATATCTTTGCTTGATCATATTGATTATAAGCACCGTATAATGATACCTTACTTTTGGGATTACCAACAAGTTTCCTTTGATAGTCGGGATATTACAGGTTACCATACCTCAAAGTATATGGCTTGTCCAAAGAATAGGGAATTAATTGAGCATAAAGCGATACTATATGGTACTCAAGAAAAGTGGGATAAACGATGTGGTATATGTGTGGAAGGACCCACCGATGTTTGGAGGTTTGGTGATAAGTCTTTTGGGGTATCAGGTATAAAATACACACCTGCTCAAGTTAGGCTTATTGCTAAGTTATTCAAAAGAGTTCCCGTTTGTTTTGATGGTGGGGAACCCCAAGCTATTGCTCAAGCTGATCTTCTTGTGGGGGATCTTCACTTTAGAGGTGTCGATGCTTTTCGTGTTGATATACAAGGGGATCCAGGAGGTATGGATCAAAAAGAAGCAGATTATTTAGTAAAACAATTAACAAAGTAAAATCATGGCAAAATTTATTAGAACAGAAGAAGAAAAAGAATTGGATGAATGGACTGACCTTGAGTTCCTTCAAAACCTTGCAGAAGCCCTTAATTATAAGTTGGGATTAATTCCCCCAATTGAAATAAGAGTAGTAGATACTAAATATTTAAAAGAACAGATAAAAGAAGCCTTAGATTTAATGCTATGATAAAAATATTACTGATTTGTTTAGCCTCCCTTATTGGGTTGGTTATTGTACTTTCCATCATTTTTGTAACAGTCTTAAATATTGTTTTCAAAAAATTGGGTGATGTGTTGTCACAATTAGATGAATAAAAATGGATAAAAAACAGGTAAAAGTAGAAAAAGTAAACCATATTTTACCCGGATTACAGATTAGGATTACATTAGGATCACCTTCAAGGGAAAATACTGAGTTTACTTCATGGGATCATACTAATACAAATAATATAATCCCCCAAACGATTCATACCATTGTATCTCCGCCAAGTAAAAGATCACGCAAAAATGGGGTATACGGGGTATGGGTGCAAGGTGTTAATGGAAAGGTCTTTTTATGGTTTCATGAATGGCAACCATATATTCCACCAAAACCAATGGTGAGGAAAAAGTTTCCGGAATTAATAAGAACAAAAAAGCCTCAATTAGTTAGAAGGCGTTAGTAATCAACAATTTAAAAAATAACTGAAAAATATTATTAGGTATATTTGGGTGTTAATTTTTTTATTATTATCTTTAACCCCTTAGTCTCCAAATCACTAAAAACAATAGATCATGTTTATTCTAATACAATGTCAAAAATATTTGCCCCTGTGCAAAAGAATTTCCCGGTATAGACATGATATGTGGTTTGGAGACTGCTTAAATTGTATTACCGGGATTTCTTTTGTTGGGGCAATTTTATTTAAAACTAATTAATATGGAAAAAGTCAAATATCGGGAAAGTGAGGAACCAATTGTGTTATCAAAACATTTAATTGATCTTTTATTAAGTCAACCTAATCCCGGAGAATTGTTGGCCTTATATACCTTTTATTATTATACTGCTAAATGGCAGAAAACTAACCAACCTCATTGTACCAATTCTTATGTATCTACCGGATTACTTTGGGGTATTGACAAAGTGGAAAAATATAAAGCCCGATTAAAAAAATTAGGTTTGATTGAAAATGTTATTGCTAAAAATGATCGTGGGCAAATTACAGGGTATTATATATATGTAAATTTTATTTGGTCAAAGGAAAAGGTTGATTCCCTGTTAGAAGCCAGTGCCCGTGTTTTGCCTGTACAGGAAATTTGCCTCTCCAGGAAAAACACCCCCCCAAATGCTTTAAATACTAATAATATAAAGAGAAACACTATACCTCCATCTTTAAAAGATGTTAAAAAATATTGTAAGAAAAGAGGGGGTATAATAGACCCAAATCAATTCTTTGATTGGAACACTGCCAAAGGATGGAAAATGGGCAAAGAAAAAATGAAGGATTGGCAAGCTGCTGTCCGGACATGGGAAAGCCGAGAAAAAGCAAATGGGCTTTCCAAACAAGAGTATAAACCTTCCCTATTCAAACCTGAATATAAAGAGAATGCTGGGGTAAGATATTACCTTAATACCAAAGATGGAGAATACTACCACAAAAATGGTGATAAATATATAGACTAATGATTGAAAGAAAGATTATTATCCAACTAATTGTTTCTACCGAATTTCATCAAAGATTAGCTCGTTTATGGGATACCTCTCTTTTTGAAAGTGCTACCGCTAAACTGATAGCATCATGGTGTAGTGATTACTTCCAAAAATATGGAAAAGCTCCTGGAAAAGCAATGGAAGCTCTTTTCTACCAAAAAGTAAAAAAAGGGTTACTTGCTAAAGATTTAGCAGAGGAAATTGAAACAGAAATCTTACCAAGTTTATCCCAAGAGTATGAGGTAGAAGAAGAATCGGAAACGATTGATTTCATTGTAGATGAAGCAATGAGCTATTTTAATGAGCGCCGGTTATTACAACATTCTGATCAAATAAAAAATCTTGTTTCCAAAAATAAGATAAAAGAAGCGGAAAAGAAAATAATTGATTACATCCCTTTAGAGAATATTAACAATTCTCTGAATGCCCATATTAAAACCATTAAGCAAATTCGTCAAGAGGATAAGCCAAAACCAATAGTAATTATGTCTTCGTGGTTAAAGCAAGGACAAACGACTATTATTTATGCCGGTCCGGGTGTTGGGAAATCATTATTAGCTATTTTAGTTTCTTACTTAGTTGGGCTTCATGAATATGACGATAAAGAACAAGAAATTGGAAAATGGCAGGTTAAACATCCTACGGGGTGTTTATATATCGACGGAGAGATTGGTGAGATTGAAATGGAAGAGCGTATTGCCCAATTTGAATGGTTGGGCAAGCAGAGCAATCGACATCGAATCAAAGTCTTATCAATCCCTGAATACCAGTTTGCAACGGAAGACTCTTTTACTTTAGCTACAAGAGAGAACCAATTAAAGATAATTCAATGGCTTAAAGAAAATAATGATTATAAGCTAATTGTTTTAGATAGCGTGAGTACCTTATTTGGTTTAGTGGAAGAGAATGATAACTCGGAATGGAGTAATAAAGTCAACCCATTTTTACGCGATTTAAGAGCTTTAAAAGTGGCCTGCATCTTATTACATCACTCAGGGAAAGAAGGCAAAAGGGGGCTTCGTGGGGCATCAGCAATGGGGGCAATGGCTCATAATATCTTCAAATTATCGGATCATCCTGACAAAGATAGGGATCTTGGAGAAGCTTGGTTTATTATCACCAAAGATAAACAACGTGGGGCAGGATTTGGTTTTAAATCGTTTGCTCTTCATTTTAGTCAAAATAGTAGTAAAACGGAAACCCATTGGGAAATAACTAAATTTCAATAATATGAATAAACTATTTAATGTTGGGGATACTATTTATGGATTTTGTAATGGTTATTTTGGAAGAGATGATTATTATACAAAAATATGTGTGATGGTTACTGAAAAGTATGCTATATTCCAATACACGGAAGGCTTTTTTTCTCAAGGCTATGCAACAGTCTTAAATTATAGAGAAGGTTTAAACCTTGATACTGTAAATACATGGAAAGTAAATCCTTATGAATAATATGAATTCAAATTTATCTAATAAATGGAATGATAAAAGTTATTATTCCATGTTTATTCTTTATAAAAAACTTATTGAAGGGAAAAAATGTATAGTAGCTACAAAAGAACCAAAACGTAAAGTACAAATATTTAAACTGGTAAATAATTGTGATCTTATTTTGACACGAATAGAAAATTCCGTTTTGTCATTATATAAAGCTACATTAAAAGATCCTATATGTAAAACATGAGGTATGCCATATAAGGCAGATACTCATTATTGCTATTGTTGTGGGACTAATCAAATTATTGGAAGAAAAGTTGATAATGATGAATAAACTACAAAGAATGCTGGTTTGGCATAAGTATCATGAACATTGTGCTTATTGTGGTAAGACTATTGAATATAAGGAAATGGAAGTGGATCATAAATTTCCACGTAGATTGGCTTGGATGTTTAAAAATCCGGCTAAGGTAGCTCAATACCATTTATCAGGTACAGTAGATGATTTTGAAAACTTAATGCCATCATGTAGAAGGTGTAATCATTATAAACGTAGTTATTTATTAGAAGGGTTCCGAAAACTTATGAAAACTTTGCATAAAAGGATTATGCAAAATTATATTTGTAAGGTTGCCCACGATTACGGTATAATAAAGATTGAACCTTGGGATGGTATATTTTATTTTGAACGACAAATGAAAAGAACCAAAAATAAACATCATGAGTAAAAAAACAAAGTATGTAGCAAGTTTAGATATTGATTATCAAATGCTTGACAGAAAAGAAATAATTGATAAGCGGATAATAGATTTTGATTTACTACAAGAAAAGGAAGGGGACACCCTTGTAATTATGCTTGAGGATGGTAAGCAAATTGAGATTAGTTTACTTTTAAGTGGTCAAATATTTATACAAAGTGATTAACTATGGAACTAATAGATTTAGAACAAAAGATTATAAAGGATATAGCCGATGCATTCCCATTTTCATATACGGAATGTTATAAGGTCTACCAAAAATGTTGTTCCTTTGATAAAACCATACAAATTTTAGACCTTTGCCGGTCTCATTGTATAGATACAGAATTAGCAATTGCTTTATTAGAAATAAAAAATAACAATCACTTTTAAATTTTAATTATTATGTACATAATCAGAAAAAGTTTTGAATTTAGTGCCAAGCACGCTTTATCAGGATTGCCAGAAGGTCATCAATGTGCCCGTGATCATGGTCATAATTATGTAGTGACCGTGGAGTTATCTTCCACTTCTTTAAATGAAGTGGGTTTTGTGAAGGACTACGGTGAACTAAAACCAATAAAGGAATACATTGATTCCACATTCGATCATCGCGATTTGAATGCCATTTTTACTTTTAATCCTACTGCCGAAAATATGGCAAAATTCTTTTTTGAATATTTTCGATCGGTCTTAGGATTTAAACAACTAAGAGCGGTAGATGTATCGGAAACTCCAAAAACAGTATCTCGTTATACTCCTGATTATGATTAAGCAAATCATCACCGCATTCCCGGATTTTAGAAAAACGGTGCCTGTTGATGAACCATTCCTTAATATCTCAGAATTTTTCTGTGATACTATACAAGGGGAAGGAATCAATATAGGTCACCCAGCAGCATTTTTGCGGCTTCAAAATTGCAGTCTTAATTGCTGGTATTGTGATACGGAAGAAGTCTGGAGAAAAGGCAATCCCTATACCTTTACTGAATTATTTGATTTAATGGATCAAGCGGATTTGCCTCGTAAATTACAAGAAGGCCAGCATTTGGTATTAACCGGTGGAAGTCCATTACTGCAACAAGAGGGGCTTTGTAATTTTATTAATACATTTCTCACTTTGTATGATTTTAAACCTTATATTGAAATTGAGAATGAATGTGCAGTTTTTCCTAAACGGGATCCAATGGAATCTGATATTATTGATTTGGTTGATTGTTGGAATAATTCACCAAAATTATCAGGTAGTGGTAATCCCACCTCTCTTCGATATCAACCGAAAATATTAAAGCAAATGTCTTCTCTTTGTAACAGTTGGTTTAAAATTGTAGTCGGACCGGAAACAAGATGGCAGGAAATTGAAGAGAAGTATCTTACTCCAAAATTGATTGAACGTAGTCAAATTATTCTTATGCCTCAAGGAGCGACAAGAGCAGAACTGGAAGACAATAGGGAAATGGTTCTTGTTATGGCAATTGAGCATGGGGTGAGGTATTGTACCAGAGAGCATATTGTCCTTTGGGATAAGAAGACAGGGGTTTAATTATACCTGTCTGGGTATTATGATAATAAGGGGTAAATTTATTGATTTATTTGATGTAATAATGATGTAAAAGCCCTTTATTAAAAAAATTAATCGTATAATAGATTGTTAGAAAATTAATCATTATTTTTATAGTTTATTTTTAGTTATTTACAAATTTTTAATTTTATTAAGTTATGTCCACTCAAAAAGAATTGAAGAAAGCAATTGTTGAATTGAATGATCTACTTGGTTTGGATCCACAGGTTGATCCAAAGGGTTCTGAAAAGGAATTGATGAAAGGTATTAAAGCGGCATTAAAATTGATCACTCCAGCCGATACATTTTCTGCCGGCACGCAAGCGGTTCTTGATGAAATAAAACCTCCAGTTGTAAAAGCAGCGGCTCCTGCAAAAGGTAAAAAAGCTCCGGTGGTTGTTGAGGACGACGAGGATGAAGATGAAGACGACGACGAAGACGCCGATGAAGACGACGACGACGAAGAGGAAGAAGAGGAGGAAGAAATTCCTGCTCCTAAAGCAAAAGGCAAAAAGCCTGTAGCTCCTGCTCCTGCCCCTAAAGCAAAAGGCAAAAAGGCACCTGTCGTTGTTGAAGACGATGACGATGATGAAGAGGAGGAGGAGGAGGAAATTCCTGCACCGAAAGCCAAAAAAGGTAAAAAAGCCCCTATCGTTGTTGAAGAGGACGATGAAGAGGAGGAAGAAAAACCTAAAGCCAAAAAAAGCAAAAAGGAAGAAGCTGCCCCCAAAACCAAAAAGACAAAAGAAGAAATCTTCAAAGGTCCCGGCATCATTAAAACCATTGTTGACCTACTGGAAAAATCCGGAAAAAAGGGATTATCCATTGAAGAAATTCACGCCCATTTGGTTGCCAACTTTCCTGACCGCGATTCGAAAAGCATGCTGAATACGGTTCGCGTACAAGTACCTGGTCGAATTTCAAAAGAAAAATTTGAACTCGAAAAGTTATCCACCGGAAATTTCCGCAAAAAGGTAGCGAAAGCGTAATTTTATCTTTTATCTTTTTTACTGATTCAAAAAGCATTTCTGATATATCCTTATTAGAAATGCTTTTTTAAAATTATATCAATATGAAAAAAGTAGTTATGGGATTAAGTGGGGGTATGGATTCTACCACCTTACTTGCAATCCTTTTGGATGACGGTTATGACGTCCATTGTTGCTCCTTTACATATGGTTCCAAACATAATGCCTATGAAGGAAAAGCAGCAGAAAATATTATAAAATATTACAAAGAACAAGGGTTACCTGTTACCCATTATCAAATTGATTTAACAGGAGCGTTTACTCACTTTCAATCAGACCTACTCAAAACTGGAGGAGCTATTCCGGAAGGACATTATGATGGGGAAAACATGAGATCAACCGTCGTACCGGGACGCAATATGATAATGGCGTCAATTATGGCAGGGCTTGCAGAATCTATTGGTGCAGAATCTATTGCATTAGGAGTGCACGCAGGTGATCACCATATCTACCCAGATTGTCGAAAAGAATTTATTAAAGCATTTGACTCGGCTGTCTATTTATCGTCTGATCGTAAAGTTTCTGTACTCACTCCTTTAATTGATGATGACAAAGCAAGTATTTTAATTAAAGGATTTAATATAGAAACCGAGGATACATTGGTTCCTTATGATCTTACGCGAACTTGTTATGCCGATCAGGAATTGTCATGTGGAAAATGTGGTAGCTGTATTGAGCGGATACTTGCTTTTAATGCAGTTGGTTGGTGTGATCCTATTGATTATGAACTTTGCTGGGGAGACGTATTAGAAAATGCACTAAAATTAAACTCAGAAAAATAAAATGCAAAAAAAGTATGTTACTTGGACGGAAATATTCCGTCGATTAAAGTGTATTGATAAACCTGGAAATATTGTATACGGTATTCCTAAAGGGGGAATGATTGCCGCTGGGTTTCTACAAAACGCAGAAGTAACCCATGAGCCAGCGATTGCCACTGTCATATTGGATGATATTTGTGATTCAGGTAAGACCATGCTGCATTACATGAACAATCTTCCATACATTAAAGAGCGTCAATTTTATGCTTTATTTGATAAAAACTCAAGTAAGGATGATCAGCAATTTTGTGAAGGGGCTTGGCTTGTATTTCCTTGGGAAAAAGATCATCCTGCAGGAGAAGATACCATCCAACAAAACATTATTCGGCAATTGCAATATATTGGGGAAGACGTTACCAGAGAAGGTCTTTTAGATACTCCTAATAGAGTAGTTAAAAGTTGGGGTAAGATATTTGAGGGGTACACCAAAAAACCTGAGGATATTCTTACTACTTTTGAGGTAGGTGATTATGATCAAATTGTTCTTTTAAAGAATATTGAATTTTCTTCGATGTGTGAGCATCATATGTTGCCATTCTTTGGCAAAGCACACGTTGCATATCTTCCATCAACCAAAATCATTGGTATTTCAAAACTTGCCCGTCTTATTGACATTTATTCTCGGAGATTACAAATCCAAGAGCGTATTGGTGAGCAAGTGACCAAAGATTTAATGGATTTACTTAATGCTCGGGGAGCGGCTTGTATTATAGAAGCTCAGCATTTATGTATGAAAGCAAGAGGAGTGGAAAAACAAAGCTCAGTAATGGTTACCTCAAGTATGAAAGGTGTTTTTCTTGATAATCCTATTGCCCGTCAGGAACTTTTAGCATTAATCGGAAAATAAAATGAAAACAATTTACAAATACCCTCTTCTTATTGAGGGTAAGCAGGATGTTGAAATGCCAATGGGGGCTACTATACTATCACTCCAAATGCAAAGTGGTATTCCATGTGTATGGGCTTTGGTTGATACTGATAATAATGGTATTCATAATAGACGTTTTCGTACATTCGGTACGGGGCACCCTATTCCAGAGGAATTAAAATTAGTGTATATTGACACTTATCAAAAAGGGGGCTGTGTTTTCCATTTATTTGAAGAAATATAAAATGAATGTCTATTTAGCCGGCAATTCTCAATACCAAAGTATTTGGGTTTATATTGCCCAAAAGCATACAAAAGCCCTATTATCGTATCATTACGTCGAAAATGAAGGTAGACCCTTCTGGAAAAGAACAATTAAAGCCATGATTAAAGCAAACAAAAAAGTAAATCTCTTTTTAGATTCAGGGGCATTCTCTGCCAAATCACAAGGAGTAGAAATTAATTTGGAAGAGTACATTGCTTTCATTAAAGCAAATAAGCCTTACCTGCAGGTCTATGCTAATTTAGATGTAATTGGAGATGCCCGAGCTACTTGGAAAAATCAAATGATCATGGAGGAGGCCGGTTTAAAGCCTCTTCCATGTTTTCATTATAACGAAGATGAAAAGTGGTTAAAAAAGTATCTGGATAAGGGCTATCCCTACATTGCATTAGGAGGTATGGTTGGCGTACCAAGTACCCAACTAAAACAATGGTGTGATCGTATTTGGAAAAATCATCTTTGTGATGAAAATGGGATGCCTAAAATTAAAGTCCATGGATTTGGTCTAACCAGTCTTAAACTAATGTTAAGGTATCCTTGGTATAGTGTTGATAGTACTTCATGGGTGGTTACCGGACGTATGGGATCCATTTATGTCCCATCCTATAAAGACGGAAAATGGATTTATGACGAGCAGTCTTTAAAAATTGCTGTATCTAATAAAAGCCCTAATTTAAAAGAAGCCGGTCAGCATATATCCACATTACCTATAAAAATGCAAAACATTATTCTTAATTATATTCATGATAAAGGATATGTATTAGGAGTATCAGAATATAAAAAGGAAAATCAGACTTACGAACTAAAAGAGAATGAAAAATGGTCTGAGAAAAAACCAAGTAATGCAAAAGAAAAGCGTGAGGTAGAAATTATTTTGGAAGAAGGTATTTCCAATCGCTACCAATTAAGAGATGAAATGAATATTATTTATTTTATGGATCTTGAAAAATCAATGCCTGTTTATCCATGGGCATTTAAAAAAGGACAAAATGGTCTCTTCTACTAAAAAAGATTTAACAGTTAAAAGGACTCGTGATTTTTATGAAGGGCAGATAAAAAGAGAACAAGAAGCATTTTATTTAAATGATTTATTTTTTAAAATGAGGATTCCTTGTCAATTTTCCCGCTTTCATCACGTCTTAAAAGCTATGAATACCAATAAAAAGGTTGAGAATAATATACTCAATAACTATGTTGGTACGGAACTTGGAGGTACTGGAATGTCATTACACTACCGACTTAAAAAAATAGGGACTGACCAAGAAATCCCTTTCATATTTGCCTATGAAGGTTCCGGTGGAATTTATCTTAAATTACCATCAGAATTTAAAACACTTCCACAAGCCTATTTGGATTTATTAGCATTTTCCAATTATCATATCTTAGTTGTAAGTAAAGATTCAACAGAATCAGTGAGGTTATATTCCAGAGCAATCGCCATACAAGATATAATTGATCGACCAAGAATATGGAAATGGAAAATGGGGACCTCAAAAGGAAATACTAATAGGTTACAATTCTATGGAGCTTTATCTTTAGTAAAGTACAGAGTACCTTATGAACCGTCTTTATTGGAAGTCCCATTACTTGAACAATTAGATAATTTATTCCAAAAATGAAAATCTATTTTGCTGGGAACAGAGGTACTTTTAAAGTAGGTCCCAATAATTTGGAAATGCAACTGCTTAATTTACATAACAAAAGATTGTTAAGTTATTTTTTTATTGAGAAAGCAGTAATGAAAAATGCCTTAGCCAGTTTTTTAACTATAAAACAATTGACATGAAAATTATAATAAAAAGAGAACTATATATTGACCATGATCATTTGACAGGAAAGGTAAGAGGTCTCCTCTGTGTTAAATGTAATATTGGTTTAGGAGCATTCTATGACAATATTCAATTTTTAGAGAATGCTAAAAAATATTTATATCATTACACATTATAAACATTAGATGACATGCGTATTTATCTCGCTACATGGTTACTTGAAGTTTCTCAGGGGAAGTCCTTAACTAAAATAGGGGCTAAGAAGCGATTAATGAGCTACTTCCATACGAAAGACAAAGAAAAATTATTTATACCTTACGTAATAAAAGGAAAATGATACTTTATATGGCAGCAACTGCTCCGGGAAATGAACAAAAAAGAAAGCATCATATGCTAATTCTGCCCCATCGTTTACTTAGTTATTTTTTAATTAAAGCTAAAAAATTAGAATGTGATGTTTTATTTACCTCAATAAAAAAGTATAATAATGAAAGAACACGTAGTTGAATTAGATGATAATTCAATAATGCCATTTGGAAAATTCAAAGGGAAAGAATTGGCAAATGTTGATAATTCATACTTGAGATGGTTTTATGAACAAAATATTTTAAAAAGAAATCTATCAGGTTTTAATCTGTTACTAATGAATTATATTAATGATAACAAGGAAATAATATTAAAATAATGAAAAAACAAGACATTTTAGATGCTTTAACTATTGTAAAGCCGGGATTATCAAGTAAGGATATTATTGAGCAAGCCTCAAGTTTTGCCTTTATAGGAGGTAATATCGTTACATATAATGATGAAATAAGCATTCAACATCCAATTGAAGGACTTAATTTTGAGGGGGCTATAAAAGCTGAAGTATTATACGGTCTTCTCACTAAGATTAAATCGGAGGAAGTGGAAATGACTGTCAATGGTAATGAGTTAACCGTCTCTGCCGGAAGAACTAAAGCCGGAATAACCTTTCAAGAAAAAGTGGTACTCCCATTAGATGAAATTACCGAAAAAACTAAATGGAAAAAGTTACCCGTTGATTTTTGCAAATATTTAACAATGGCCGCTGGAGCATGCTCTTCTGATATGAGTACGGCAGTTCTTACCTGCATCCATGTAGTTAAAGACGGCTATTTAATGGCATCGGATAATTACAAGATATTGAAAGCCAATCTGACGGGACCCCTACCAATTGACTCTTTTTTATTACCTGCCAATTCCGCCATGATTGTTGCCAAGATCCATCCAATAAGGGTTAGTACTGGACCTGGTTGGATCCATTTTAAGAATGAGGCCGGAACTATCATTTCCTGCAGAATTTTTGAAGATAAATATCCCAATATTACGGAAGTGCTCATTACTAAAGGGACAAAAGTAACTTTCCCTGTTGCTCTTAGTAAATCACTTGATCGTGCCGGTGTCTTCTCTAAAAGGGAACATATCTTTGATGAAATGGTCGAATTGACCCTTCAAAATAAACGATTGATCGTGAAGGCAAAATCGGATCAAGGATGGTTTGAAGAGAGCCTAAACATGCAATATGAAGGTAATTCGATGACCTTATTTATTACCCCCTATCTTTTAAAAGATATCATCAGTCAGACCAATGATTGTGTGATTGCTAAAAATAAATTGAAATTTGAAGCCCCTGACTGGATTTATGTATCTGCCTTAAAAAACATCTAAATGAAGGGATTTTTCTCATTACAAGAAACAACATCCACATCACGTCCTGATGGTAAGATTTATTCCTGTATAAGCTGTGGGGCATATAAATCTTGTCATTCCCCTAAAATAGAACCACAGGGGACCGGGAAAATAATGATCATTGGTGCCTTTCCTAATTCACTTGATGATAAAAGAGGTTTACTATTTCAAGGAAAAGATGGGAAAATGGTTCAAAAGGTCTTTGATGAATTTGACATTGATATCTACAAAGATTGTATTTTAACCAATGCTTTACGATGCAATTTAGCAACAACGGAAGCTACCAGAAATCCTACTAATTATGAGATACAATGTTGTCGTAGATTTCTTTTAAAGTCTATTCAAGCGTTAAAACCAAAACTTATCTTTTTATTAGGTGATGAAGCTCTTTATAGTTTAATAGGGCATCGGTGGAAAAAAGATTTGGATAAAATAGCTAAATGGAGAGGATGGGTCATTCCTGATCAGGATTTTAAATGTTGGATTGCCCCTATTTATGATGCTAAAAAAGTGGATGCTTGTAAAGGTCCCGAAATGTATAATATTTGGAAGTCTGATATTGCCAATGCTTTAGCCTATTTTAAAAAACCATTTCCAGAGTATATTGAGCCGGAAATTGAGTATTTAGAAGAAGACCAATTAGATATATTATACACTATAAAAGATGATATAGCATTTGATTATGAAACAACTGGATTAAAACCTCAAGAAGAAGGGCATCGAATAGTATGTGTTTCTATTGCTGATTCTTTAAATCATGTGTATACTTTTATGATGCCAAAAAGCAGAAAAAAGAGGAAATCATTCATTGATTTAATGCAAAATCCAAAAATTGGAAAGATTGCACAAAATATGAAATTTGAAGATAATTGGACCAATGAACGATTAGGATGCTCTGTAGAAAACTGGGTATGGGATACCATGTTAGCCACTCATATTATGGATAATAGAAGTGGCATTTCTGGATTAAAATTTCAAGCTTATGTCCAATTTGGAATCGTTGATTATGATAGCTCTGTTAATCCTTATTTAAAAGCACCTAATGAAGATAGTAAAAATAATAAAAATAGAATAATGGAGTTATTGGAAAAACCAGGAGGTCAAAAATTACTTTTAAAGTATTGTGCCTATGACAGTGTATATGAGTATCGTTTAGCATTTTTGCAAAGACCGGTAATTGAATTACCTTTTTAATTTAGGATGTTGCGTGAGTGGTTTAAACGTAGTGCAACGTAGATGCCACAGTGTCTCGTGCAGGGCAATACTGTGTTATCCAGAGGTTCGAATCCTTTACAGCCTAAATTTTACCTTTTTAAATTATAGTATAATGGACAATGACAAATGGTTTGAACAATTTGATTTTACAAAGGATAAAATTGAAACTCTTTTTACCTCCTATGAGTTTACACAAGAATGGAATACCATACAAAATCTAAGAAAATGGAGACGTAGAATGGCAATAATGGTTATACTTAATGATGTTTGGTTTAAAATGCCAGATGAAGTTAATATAAGAAATAATACTCCAGGATGGCAAGAACTTTTAAATTTAATTGAAGAGTAATGCAAACAAGAGCAAATATTCACATAGATAGCTGGGAAGCCTATGACCTTTTACATAAAGGTACATTAGCATTAGCCCGAGCGGAAAGACAAGGTATCCATATTAATTTAGAGTATATTGCTAATAAAAAGAAAGAGTTAGCAAAGACAATAAATAAATTGGAACAAGAATTTATGGAAACCCCATTTTTTAAAGATTGGCAGAAATCCTCCCATAAGAAGGTTAATATAAATTCAAGTCTTCAGTTACGGGATTACCTTTATACCGTATTAAATTTAAAGATTGAGAAAGAGACTAAGAGTGGGAAAGGATCAACCGATGAAGAAGCCCTGAAACAATTAAATATACCTGCATTAGATATATTATTAAAGATGGGATCTTTACGAAAGATGAAAGATACCTATTTAGATGGTTTTGAAAAGGAACAAGTAAATGGGGTTATCCATCCCTTTTTCAATCTTCATATTCCGGTAACATACCGATCATCGTCTGATTCTCCTAATTTTCAAAATCTTCCAAATCGAGATGAAGAGTTAATGAAAATTGTTCGATCTGCCTTGTATCCCCGTTTAAATCATACTCTATATGAATTTGACTTTAAAGGGTCAGAAGTACGGATTAGTTGTGCCTATCATAAAGATCCAACCTTAATTAAGTATCTGAATGATCCTATGAGTGATATGCACGGAGATTTAGCAGAACAATTATTCTTAGTTCCTAAATTTAATAAAAAATTGCCGGAACATTATACTTTACGGCAAGCGGCTAAAAATGGATTTATATTTCCTCAATTTTATGGATCATATTGGAAAAATTGTGCTCCAAGTTTAGTCTGTGAATGGGGAAAATTACCGTCAATTGGAAAATGGAAAAAAGGACAGGGTATACCAATGCCGGGAGGATCTTTCTTAGCGGATCATTTAATACAAAAGGGTATTACAGAATTAGGGACAGTGAGTCATCAAGGACATGGAAATACCGTTACTGGATTTATGAAGCATGTCCAGACCATTGAAGATAATTTTTGGAAAAAGCGATTTCCCGTATATGCTAAATGGAAAGAATCATGGTATGCTGATTATCAGGAAAAAGGCTATATTGATATGCTTACGGGCTTTCGTTGTTCCGGATTTATGCGGAAAAATGACGTAACCAATTATCCAATACAAGGGGCATCTTTTCATTGTTTATTGTGGAGTCTAATCAAATTAGATGCATTTTTAATAAAAGGAAATTTTGATTCTAAAATTATTGGTCAAATTCATGATAGTATTGTATTGGATATGCTACCAGAAGAAGCTCCTGTAATAATTAAAAAAATACAAACTATTGTTAATGAAGAATTACCAACAGCTTGGAAATGGATTAATGTTCCTATTGAAATGGAAATGCAACAATACAAATTAAATGGATCATGGGCTGATAAAGTAAAATAAATTTAATACCTTCACCAATGAGAAGATTAAAATTTACTGATAAAAGAGAAACTCAGGATCTTTTTATTAACGGTTATATTTATACTTTAATAAAAGGAAGAAAAGATCAAATGGGAAATGTAAGTCCCCCATCTTTCTTAGGGAAAAAGGGATGGGCTTTACTATCAATTTATAAATTAAAAAGAACAAGATGAAATCAACAAACAATCCTTTACTTCAAATTGAAAAAGCAAAATTGGAAGCCCATTTAGCTTCATTGATACGACAACCTTTACATGAATTTATTGTGAAAAATAAATTACCAGAGGTTACTTTAGATGTACAGGTTCATCATAAAGATGGTGGTGAAATACTTAATAGGACAACATCAGTAAAAATAATAATTACAATATTATGAAAGCACAAGAAAAAATTCAGGCAGTTATTGAATCACTCAATGAAAGAATTGGAAAATTACAGGACTCAATCCAAACCGCTACTAATCAATTAAATATGTATACAGAAGTACTTAATTGGGTAAAAGAAGAAGCGGATTCGGATTCAGTGTATGTAAGCGGACCTATGAAGCAAAAACAAAAGTCTGGAACGTCCCTTACTTGGAATCAAATAATGGACTATTCAAGAAAAGGGTTGGAGGAATTAGTGGAAGAGGAAGAATTGGACATTATTTATGACTCTTATTCCTTAAACAATAATGGAGTCAATTATTTACGGGAAGATATAGCAATTGCTTTAAATATTACAATTCCAGGTGGTAAAACAAAAATAAGAAACTAATGAGTTTATATTTACAATATCGCCCAACATCCTTTGAAGCAGTAAAAGGAAATGAAAATATAGTAGCTACTTTAAGTACAATGCTATCTAAGAAGAATCATCCTCATGTATATCTTTTACATGGACCAACCGGATGTGGGAAGACTACAATTGCAAGGATTATTGGGGCTCAATTAGGATGTAAAGGGGCTGATTTTCGGGAAATTAATTGCTCTGATTTTAATGGGATTGATACTATCCGGGAAATTAATAAAAATAGTCATTATATGCCTATGGAAGGTCCTGTGCGTATTTGGTTGATTGATGAAGTCCATCAAATGACCATTCCTGCGCAAAACGGATTTCTAAAAATTTTAGAGGATACCCCACCTCATGTTTATTTTATATTGTGCACCACTGATCCTCAGAAATTATTAGCAACTATTAGAGGTCGGTGTAGTGAATTTCAAGTACAAGTCTTATCGGAACTACAAATGAAAGGTCTTTTACGTAGTATCGTAAAAGCCGAAGGTCAGACTTTAACCTCTGAAATTTATGAGCAAATTATACAGGATAGTTTAGGACATCCCCGAAATGCAATTCAAACGCTTGAGCAAGTTCTTAATGCTGAGCCGGAAATGAGATTAGAGGTAGCTATGAAAGCAGCAGAACTTCAATCTCAATCCATTGAGTTAAGTAGAGTCTTAGTAAAACCGAAAGCTTCGTGGAAAGAAGTCCGGACTATCCTGTTACAATTAAAAGGGCAAGAACCTGAAGAAATAAGACGGTCTGTAATCGGATATTGTTCTGCTATTTTATTAAAATCAGAAAATGATAGGGCAGGACTTGTTTTAGAGAATTTTATTGAACCTTTTTATAATTCAGGATTTCCAGGATTAGTATTAGCATCCTATCTTACAATTAAAAGTTAATGGCTATGTTTACACTTATTACTTATTTTAATGATAAAAAAACAATTTGTGCGGATGATTTTAATAATAAAGAACAATCTATATTATTAAATGTAAAACTGATACAATCCATATCGACCCCAATCATGTACTATTTACCTTTTTCTGGGGATATACCTATTAATAAGTACTCTATTGTAACTATGCAATCAGGTGATTCTTTTTGCATCTATTATGATGAGTATGTGCATTTATCAAGCAAGGTCGTTATTATTCAATAATAAAATGTATAAACAATGTATAACAGAAGGATGTTGTAATGATGTTAGACCAAGTACAAGGTACTGTTATAGTTGTTTACAAAGACACTATAAAGAAAAACATCCATTAAGATACTGTTATAATACTTTAAGGTCTAATGCAAAAAGAAGATACAAAGGATTTGGTATTACCTTTGCTGAATTTGAGCAATTCTGTAAAGATACCGGTTACATAGAAGGGAAGGGTAAAACAAAAACAAGCTTATCTATTGATCGAATTTACAATTTTCAAGGGTATGATTTTACTAACATGAGAGTTCTTACATTATCAGCAAATTCAAAAAAAGGAATATATGACGACGTCCCTTTCTAAATTAGATAATTACTTTGATAAAGGTTTCCATCAAAAAGATTGGTATGTAAATGAAGTAAACAACTTAATTTATTTATTACCGGAATTTAAAGATTTACCTATAGTTAGAGTATTTGCAGTAACCAGTATGTCATCTTCTATTGAATCAAATGTCCATTTAGCAATTAAAGCATTATTACAATGGAAAAGGAATGAACCATTTACTGGATTTTTACCAAATCAAATACTTTACCTTAATTTACTTCGACAAGGGAAAGATGTGCCAGGTAGAAAAATTATGAGTTTCATTCGTGCTTTAGAAGGTGATGAAGAGGCCGTTGTTGTTGATATTTGGATGTGTAGAGCATTTAATATTATTAGGGAAAGACCCTTACGAGGTAGAAGCTACTTCCGATCACCATCTAAAAAAGAGTATGATTGTATTGAATCTTTTGTAAAAATAGATGCTAAAAGAAGGGGAGTCACTCCGAGACAATATCAAGCAATTATTTGGACAGGAATAAAAACAGAACAAGGATTTCTTTCCAAGAATGTATGTTGGAGTGACTTACTTATTACAAAGAAAGGGTTATTTTCGTTTTAAAAATTAATCGTATAATAGATTAGATATGACTCATTTAGAATTTTTATCAGAATATCAAAAGAGCATTACGCCTTATATGTCCGTGGAAGATTATGTCAAACAAAGTAATTATGTAGATATAATGGCATATATTGATTGGTTAGAAACCAAATTAAACGATGAACTTTTAAAAAATAGTACTAATTTAAAAAGAACAAAATGGATTATGCAAAAGACATAATAATTGATGAAGAGGCCTTGGATAAGGAGTGGTTGAGGCAACCGGCATTAATGATGAAATATGCCAAGCATTCCGCTCGTATGCAAAACGCTTTAGAAGAAGCTAAACAAGAATTGGACATTGCAAGAGCTGAAGCCGATAGAACAATACGAGAAAATCCAAAAGGCTTTGATATCCCTGATCGAGTAACGGAAGGTGCTATCTCAAGTGCTATATTAACATATAAGCCATATATAGAAGCCTCAAAAGCTTTTTTAGATGCCAAGTATGAAGCCGACATGGCAAAAGCTGCCGTTAATGCTTTTGAACATCGCAAATCAGCATTAGAAAATTTAGTCCGGTTATATGGACAACAATATTTTGCCGGACCATCTGTCCCATATCAAATTAACAGAGAATGGGAAGCAAAAGAAAAGGACAAAAGAGTATCAAAGAAAATAAGTGAAGGTATGCAAAGGAGGCGGAAATAATGGAAAGAGGTATCGGTAATAAAGATAATAAAATTTGGGTGACTGTGTCTCATACCATCCCACTTGCTAATTATGAAAATGCAAAAATTGAAATTGGAATGGAAACGACATTAAGCCCAAGAGAAATCCCGGCTGATAGTATTGATTCTCTTTTTGATCAATTAAGTGACATCCTTTATGAAAAATCTCGTAAAATAAAACGGCAGTATTTGCCAAAAAAAGAGAAATCAAGAAATATTGAGTATGATTAATATTAATTTTAAATTGTAAAAATGAAGACCAAAAAATTCAGTTTCAAAGGGAAGGTTAACAAAGCCTCCAAGAAAAAAGCACAAGAGCGTTCCAGTTATGGCTATTTAGCATTACCAAGCAATGTTCATGTATTTGCTCCGGAATGTGACTCTCGTGTATCTTTGGATTTTTTACCGTATAAGGTAACAAGTTCAAATCATCCTGACAAAGATGAAAGTGATGGTACCGCGGTAAAAGGTTCCTATTGGTATCGTCTACCATTTAAAATTCACCGTAATGTTGGGGCAGGTGGTAATCAGACAACAGTGGTCTGCCCTACATCATTTGGTAAGAAATGTCCTATCTGTGAGTACAGAATGAAAAAGGTCGCTGAAAAAGCTGACAAAGATGAAATTAAAGCATTAAATGCTTCTGATCGGTATTTATATGTAATTAATCCTTTGGATAGTGCAAAACATGAAAAAGGAAAATGGCATATTTTTGACATTTCTCATGCAATGCTCCAAAAATTATTAGATGATGAACTGGATGAAGGTTCTGTATCTGAAAGTTTTATGGACCTTGAAGAAGGACAGACTTTAAAAATTCGTTTTACAGGAAAAACTATTGGCAGTAGTAAACCGTTCCCGGAGGCTACCAAAATAACATCCGTTGAAAGGGCAAAACCATACAAAGAGACTGTTGCTGATGAAACCCCGAAATTGGATGATGTTCTTATTGTTTTGTCTTATTCAGATTTGGAAAAGAAATTCTTCGAATTACCAGATGATGATGAAGAAGAGGAAGAAGCACCAAAGAAAAAGAAAAAGGCAGCCCCTATTGTGGAAGACGATGACGACGATGAAGAGGACGACGATGAAGAGGATGACGATGACGAGGAGGACGATGATGAAGAGGAGGAAGAAGCCCCTGTCGTTCGTAGTAAGAAAAAAGTGACCCCAGCTCCTACTAAAGGGAAAGGTAAAAAAGCCCCTGTTGTGGAAGAGGATGAAGACGAAGACGAGGAGGATGACGACGAGGAAGAAGAGGAAATTGTCTACTCCTGGGAGGATATTTCTAAAATGAAACATGTTCAGCTCATTGATTTAGCAGAGACTGCCGGAATTGAAGCCTCCGATTATGATGACGATATAAAGGCACTGCGTAGGGCAATAGCCGTATCTATGGGAATTAAAATCCCAAAAACTACAGCGGCTGCTCCAGTAACAAAAGAAGCACCCAAGAAAAAGAAAAAACCAGTAGTGGTGGAAGATGATGACGAGGACGAGGACGAGGACGAAGATGAACCCGCGCCAGTAACCGTTTCAAAAAAGGGAGCTAAAAAAGCAGTAAAAAATGAATGCCCTTCCGGCTATCGTTTTGGCATTGATACTGATAAAAAAAAGGATTGCGAAGATTGTGATCTTTGGGATGAATGTAGTGATGCTAAAAAGAAAAGGAAAAAGTAATGATTCTCAATCGGACTAAAGTTAAATTTACTGGAAATCCAATTAAATCTGATAAAATGATTAAACATGTAGGGGCTTATATCCCCCTACGTGTTTTTTCTAATATTACGATTTATACTTTAGCAAAGAATTGGAATAAATCTAACATGGTATCCACCATATTAGACCAATGGCTCTTAAGTAATTTTACTTCTGATATAGAGAAAGAATGTATCCAAATAGTAGCATCTAATATTTACAATTATTTTAAAGAGTTAAAAAGTACTCATAAATCAACAATGTCATATGAGCAATTTATTCAAATGAGCATTAAGGAATTAGAGTATAAAGGTATTATTGCTATCACTATTAAATCCATTCTAAAAGAAATTGATTTTTTACACGAAATAAATAATCATGGAAAGACGAAATAATGGGACTCCCTCTTTAAGTGCTCAAATGAAAAGTAAAGTTAAAAATAAAAAAGTAGAAGAACAAAAAGCCCCTGACGGTAACTTTGATACCGTTATTAGCACCGGTTCTACTTTATTAGATTTAGCAATAAGTGGGGGAAGAAAAAAGGGAGGTGGTATTCCAGGAGGGGTCTTTGTGGAAATATTTGGACCATCTTCAGCTGGAAAAACAGTGCTCTTATGTGAGATTGCAGGTGATGTGCAAAGAAAGGGAGGTCAAGTTCGATTTGATGATCCGGAGGCACGTTTAAATACAACCTTTGCTCAGTTATTTGACTTAAACACAGATGATATTGAATATGCCACTCCTGATAAAGTGACCCAAGTTTTTGCAAATATCCGAGAATGGGAACCCATTAATAAAAATGTAATTAATGGTACGTTTACTGACTCATTAGCCGCTTTATCTACAGATATTGAAATGGATAATGATGATGGTGATAAAATGGGGATGCGTAGAGCAAAAGAATTTAGTGAGGGCTTCCGGAAAAACGCTCGTATTATTACCAAAAAGAATTATATCATGGTTTGTAGTAATCAAGTCCGTGAAAATAGTGATGCCGGTAAATATGGAGTTAAGTATAAATCAACAGGTGGTTTTGCTATTGGGTTTTATGCATCTTTAAGGCTTAGAGCAACTAATCCAGAAAAGATTTGGGTGGAAAAAACAGTAGCTGGAAAGAAAGTAAAACGTTGTATTGGGGTGGAAACTACTTTTGAAGTTTTTAAATCATCCATTTGGAAGCCATTTCATTCCGCCCCTGTAGCTATTATTTTTGATTACGGTATTGATGATATTCGCATGAATCTTCAATATGTAAAAGATTATACAAAAAATACAACTTATCAAGTACGGGATATTAAACTTTCCAACAGTATGGATGATTCCATTAAAATGGTTGAAGAACAAACACTTCAAAGAAAATTAAAACGGGAAGTAATTGAGCTTTGGGAAGAAATTGAATCAAAATTTGTAACAGAAAGGCAACCAAAAAGATGAAACCAATTTATGTAATTAAAAACGTACCGGCAAAATTACCATTCCAGAGTACAATTTTGTATTCCTTTCTATTGTGGTATTTTAAAGTTGACAATTTATGGTGGGGTATTTTTATTTGTATTTATTTTATCTACTGGCTCATAGTAGGTTATATTGTATTTCATCAAAAACAAATTGACATTACTTCCCCACCATCCATTGATGATGACCATGATGTGTTTGAGGCTAAAATTAGTTTTGCAAAAAAATTGCAAGATATTGTAGATAAAAATAAAAATGGAAAGACTCAATAATTCCAATCCTTATTGGTTTACAGGATATTTAATTTCTTATAATTTACCTCAACGAAGGTACGGTAATTTTGGATCATCAGCTAATATACTAAATGATACAACGTTACGGCCTAAGTTGGGGGATTATATGTTCCGTAGGTCTTCAAGTGGTTTGCTTTATATTTATTAT